CGCCTTGTGTAAATAGTTCTGGAGTTCCTGCGAATGCTCGTTAATATAATAACATAGGAGAAATTATGCAACTTAGTAAACATTTTAAACTTGAAGAATTTGAAAAGTCTATGACAGCAGTTCGTAAAGGAATAGAGAATAAAGCTGGAAGTGGAGAAATAAAAAACTTAACCGATTTATGTTATACAGTATTAGAGCCTGTACGAGCAAAGTTTGATAAACCAATTATTATTACTTCAGGCTTTAGATCAGAAGAACTATGCGAAGCTATCGGTAGCAAAAAAACATCACAACATGCAAAAGGACAAGCAGTTGATTTTGAAATAGCTGGAGTATCTAATTTACAAGTAGCAGTTTGGATAGAAGCTAACTGTGATTTTGACCAACTCATTTTAGAGTATTGGACAGGAGAAGCTAATAGTGGTTGGATTCATTGTTCATATGCAGAAGGTTCAAATAGAAAACAAGTTCTTCGTTATGATGGAAAGACTTATGAAAATGGATTACCTGATATGAAATGGTCAGGTGGAAAGGTGGTAAATTAAATGCCAAGAGGAAAAGGTTCTTATGGTTCTAAAAGAGGCAGACCAGCTAAGAAAAATAAAATGAATAAAAAAAAAAAGAAGTAATTAGTAAAAAGAGCTAGACTTTACATACTCCCTATTAAGTTGTATTAATAAAGTATATGTCTTTTAAAAGAATACTTGTTATTTCAGATTTACATATCCCATATCATCATCAAGATAGTTTTGACTTTTTAAGAGAAATTAAAAAAGAATTTGATCCAGATTTTATAATTAACATTGGAGATATGTTAGACTTTCATGCAATTAGTATGCATCAACATGATCCAGATTTATACTCACCTGGTCATGAATTAAAAGTTAGTAGAAAATTTGTAAATGAATTAGAAAGTATTTTTCCAAAAGTTATAGAAGTGGATTCAAACCATAGCAGTTTAGTTTATAGACGAGCTTTAAAATTTGGAATGAGTAAAGAGTTCTTAAAAGATTATGGAGATTTTTTAGGAACAAAAAAATGGAAATGGACTGATGATATAACTTTAACAATGTCAAATGGACAAAGATGTTTTTTTACTCATGGGAGAAGTGCTGATGTTTTAAAGGTATCACAAGCTATGGGAATGAGTGCAGTTCAAGGACATTATCATACTAAATTCGTTATATCTTGGTGGGCAAATCCAGATAACTTATTTTTTGGAATGAATGTAGGTTGTTTGATAAACCAGAAGTCTATGGCTTTTAGTTACGCGAAAAATTTTAGAACAAGATTTATTTTAGGTTGCGGAATTATCTTAAATGGGTATCCTCGACTTTTACCAATGGTTTTAAATAATGGAGGAAGATGGATAAGGAAAATAGTGTAATAAATGGCTCTAAAACGGACATAGAGGGGTCTAATTCAGCGATTTCAAGGGAAGTCGGTGGTAATCATTATAAGAAGCTTAAAATACAACCAATCGAGTTTATTACAGCAAATAACCTTGATTTTATAGATGGCAATATAATCAAGTATGCAGTAAGAAGAAAAGATGGAGAAGATGATAAAGAAAGATATGATAAGATAATTCATTATTGTCAATTAGCAAAGGAGACTAAATGTGGTTAAGTGCAATTAAATTAGCGGTTAATGCTGGAAGTCATATTTATAAAAAAAAACAAGAAACTAAAATGATGATGGCAGATGCACAGGCTAAGCATGCCGAAAAAATGGCAACAGGAGAGTTAGAATATTCTGGTAAATTATTAGAAGCAAGACAATCGGACTGGAAAGACGAGTTCGTTTTGATCGTGTTGACTTTGCCAATTTTAGTAATTGCTTATGGAGTTTTTAGTGATGACCCTACTGCTTCTGCTAAGATAAAAGAATTTTTTGAACAGTTCCAACAGTTACCGAGCTGGTTTACAAATTTATGGATTCTTGTCGTGGCTAGTATTTATGGAATTAAAGGAACTCAAATATTTAAAGGTGGAATGAATAAAGATAAAAAATGAACAATATAGATGCGGTTATAACTAATTTAGATGTAGCTTTAAAAAGTGATTATAGTCCTGTTGGACATTTTATAAGTTTAATTTTTATTGACGAAAAACCAAGCTTTCCAAGAGTAAAAAATACATTACATCAATTAAATATTAATCCAGATGTTCATGTTGTTGATCATCATTATACATATAAAGAAATAACCGAATCAACTAATCTTAATGGATTAGATATTACTAAACACTAAAGCAAATCCAGATATAAAACCAATCAAAGCAATACTAAATAATAAAAGAAAAGTTTTTTTAAAATCTTTCTTTTCTTCAAACCTTTCATATTGTCCTTTGTTATTGATAAAAAGATAACTCATTATCCCTCCTGTTTCCTTGTTAGTTTATAATTTATATTTAATTCAGTTTGCCTCATACTTGAATATCTTTCAAGATTATAATAATGCATTTTTGCCTTTAATTTCTGTTTAACTGCATTAGCATATTGCTCTACTATTTGTTTATAGGCATCTTTATTCCTTGCTCTATTTTCTGCTTTAGAGTCGGATAACTTTTCAACACTATTGGTTTGTTCATCATTCATTAACTTACCAAGAACTGCTTTTTTACCTTCCTCTAATATTATTTCTTTTTCTTGCCAATCAGACCATTCTTCACCAGCTTTTTCTAATTTCTGATAAGCTTTATTTGCATTAAGGTCATCTAGAGTTAAAGCCATATTTTTTCCTCTCTTTCTCTAACTTTTCTGATTCTTTAGGTAGTATTGTTTTACCTAAAAAACTTTCGATATGTTTTTGATGGTTTTTCCAATCTTTTTCTTTCCAACCTTTGGGTGTTTTAATGTTTTGTTTCATTTAATAAATCCTTATGAAAATTAACTGCTTCTTTTTTAGCATCTTTAATCATTTCGTTTAATGTATGAACACATGCTCCCGTAACTAAAATATTATGACAAGCATCTCTTAATTGTAAAAAGAACGGCCATTTATTCATATCTTCTTCTTTATGTTTATATTTATGCCATTTCTTTGCATATTGTTTTAAATCATTAAAAGCATTTTTATTCATTTTATGAAATGCTTCTTCTCTTTCTTTTTTATTTAATTTAGACATTTTTCCTCCTATGGATGCAAAAGTATTTCTTCTGCATCCTTTTTAAGTTGTTTAATTTCAAGATATAATTTACCGACAAGTTTTTGATGGTATTCATCAATATTTTTAAGTCTTTTAACCTCGGCATATAAAGCTTGAACTTCTTCTTTTTTATAATCCAATGCCTCATTAAGAATATCAACTCTTTCTTTAAGGACTTCATTTTGGGTTTTAATACTCTTAACAAGGTCATTGGAGGCTTTATCATTAGAACGGAGCTTGTTCTTCTGATTCGCTTGGGAGCTGATCGTCCATGTCATTATTCTCTTGTACCATATTTTGAGATTGCTGAACAGGGTTAGAAAAGCTTTGTCCTTGTGGACTTTGAGTCCTTTGGAAAGGTTTAGATTGAGGTTTATAAAGATAAAAAGTAATTACCATATTTTCAATCGTAAAATTTGGATTACTTGGATCTTCATAGGATTCAGTTTTACCTCCTACTCCTATCATATATCCCTCATTCTTCCTTTTATTTCTTACCCTATCAGATTGAATCCAATCTCGTAAAGGATTAAGAAATTTCTTAGGTGCATCACCATGCTTGTAAGTCAAACTCTTTTCACTTTTAATGAATTTAGACTTTGGAAGCTTTATAGAAATGCCCTCAAATTTACTATTATTTGAGTTTTCCATTTTTTCTCCTTTGTTTAAGTAATCTAGACTGCTCGTTATATTTCCTAGATTGTTCATTGAATAGCAGTTGGGATTTATGACAATGTAATAATCCCAGAAATGCGTTTTGATGTTGTTTTTGAAACGTAAATTCTCTTGCCTCAAAATCATCATCACTCTTAGGTAATCTAACAATATACATTTTATTAATTTTCTTACCTGTTTGTTCTTCGTAAGCTAATTTATATCCATGTAATTGATAGATATGAGTTAGAAAAAAACCACTAGAGGTTTTAACGTCTATTAACCATAAATTGCCTTTGTTATCTTTAGCAACAATGTCTAATGTTCCAGCAAAACCTTTTTCAGAATACAATATCTTTTCTGACTCCATTAATTTAAGCTTATGTTTTTTCCAAAACTTTTTAAACTTATTAAAACAATTCAAATGAATCTCATTTTTAGGTAAAGTAAATTTCTCTTTCTTTAACCATTTTTCAATTAATTCATGAACTATTTTTCCAATACTTAATATGTCCTCTGATCTCTTATTGACATCAGCTTTAGCATTGCTAATAACTTTTTCAACAACGTCTGGTGGTATATCGGCATTCTCTAAAGCAACTTTAACTGCATTCATTAATTGTGCTTTTTTCCAATTTTCCAACTGTGGTGCTGATAAGTATTTTAAAATACTTGACATTCCAACTATGTATTGATTATCTTTTATATATCTATGGGCATCTGGATCAAAAATAAGTTTATGACCATGCTCTAACATATATTCTTTTTTACTCATTACTTCCTCCGTTTGTAATTGTTTTTCCGTTTAATGTATCTAAAAAGTAATTATACCCTGTTCCTGTATTTTCGCAAAATATAATTAGCTTATCAAAAGACACCTTATTCACTCCGTTTTCGAACTTTTCTATCTGTTGTGGGGATAACCCATACATTTTTCCTACTTCGGTTTGAGTAAGGTTTAGTTTGATTCTTTTTCTCCTTAATTTCAATCCCCATATTTTATAGAGTGAGTCTATATTGCTTTTCTGCGACT